AAGGTTGTTGTCTACTGACCGGACCATCCGCATCAGCACCTGTATTTATACAGGAAATCGCCGTCCTTGGCAACATTTATTAAACAAATTTACATTAAGGCAACTTTATTTCAAAGTGTGTACCAATTACTGTCATCTGCTTGTCATAACCTTCCATACCCTTACGTTCAATGAAAGGAGTTATCTTCCAGTTATCCTGTTTGTATGTAATACCAAACTGATCTCTAGCGTCAAACTTTGTACCTCCATCTCTGAATGCCCAACGTGGTTGTAGCTTGGCATAAAGATAAAAAGGACCATAGATGTGAGGAGTGTACTCAAGGATAAATCGATAACGCCAGTGATCTTCTTTCTTGTCGAACGAACGATACTCCATTCGATGTTCAAGAGTTAGGTCTTTGTATGAGAATAACTCATGTGTGAACTTAATACGGTTCTCACGAGTGTTTCTCAAGTCGGCATATCGATACATTACTTCGACAGGACCAACCTTGTTACCAACTTCAAAGTGCCAAGCACCTTCGCGATGTCGATAAGTATACTCCCAGTCGTTTTGCTTTGCCTTGTAGTTGTGTTCGGATGGTGCAGATAGTACCAGCATTGGAAAGAATGTAGCAACCAAAACAATAACGGTGAGGCTGATTACAAGACCTTGTTTCTCGTACCTTGAAAGTGCCATAGGTATACCCTCGAAGCATGGCGACATTGCCACGAGAGTATTTAAATAAAAGCGGTTTTAAAAATGAAGTAATTTGAAGAAGTTTATATTAAGTTTTTATTAAGATTGCCATTGTTGTTGCAACTGGCTGGCTTCTTCGATTGTAGAGCAAAGTTGAGAACGACTAACATTACCATCAATCTTTTCCACAACCACGTACTTCATGACAGTGTCAGTCGTCTCACTTAACCATTCGTTAATGATTACTTCTTTCGACCGATCGTGTACTTCGCTTCCAGTGTCCATTCGTCTTTGTCCTTGTGAGGGATAATCTTAATCTGAGACATGGGTGCTACTGGGTCGGCTGATTTGCTTTCGTCGACCAACTTAATTAGTCCCCAGTCATTCAATAAGTTTGCAATTGTGTTTCGTCTTGCTAGGTCACCTTGATCAAAGTTAGCTGGTTTGCCATCTAAAGCAAACAGTTCTTTGAAATGCACAATGTAGTACCTGCCCTGCTTATGCAGAACATGACATGATTGATACAAGGTCTTATCTTTACGAGATGCAATACCGATACGTGTGAGAGTTTCACGTACTTTTAGAAAGTCATCTTGTTCATTTAAAGTTACTTCAACCATCTGATCTACTGATACCGTCATTCAATCCACCCTTACGCTGACGCTCTATTATTTGAGTTATTTGGTCTTGGGTAAGTAAGCCTACAACCTGACGTGCTTTGTCCTGGCTGTATCCATAATAATTCATGACAGCTTCGACTTCTTCATCAGGTTGCGCTTTAAACCACTTGCTAAAACGCTTTTTCTTTCTTACGATATTTATAAGAAAATCGAATTGCATCTTGTTTTGTAAGTGGTGGTGACGGTTCATCTCGTTAGCAAGATATACTGTGTCGATAAAGAACGACAGTCCTCTATTAACGAGATAAGGTGGATATAACTTTTCAGCTAGTTCAGGGTTGTCGCTATCCTCGATTACGTTTTCTTTTGTATCGTTGATAGCGTTTAGATAGTCAAAAGGATTCATACCCAGTCGATTTCCATCATAAGCTCGGTCATACAAGCTACGTTGTTAATCTCATGGTCAGCTACAAACGCAGCTTTGTATTGGTAGTCAGCTAAAGTGACAACAAGCTGTGGAATACTTTGAGGTTTAACATACTGTGAAGCGTTGTCATACAGTTGTCGATATAGTTGAGCAGTATCCATATCCTTATGGTCAGCAATCCACTTACGCATATCGACAAACTTCTTGCTCTTTAGGATGCCAACAAGGTCTGCAATGTTACTACTGTGGTTAGCAAGTATACCGCTATCGATACTACCAGTAGCACTGTACCTTTGCAGTTCGTTGATTACACGCCTAAAATCCGGGAAGTATAAGGTAATAAGCTCAGCTAGGGTCTTCTGATCATAAGAGACGTTTTCATCGCTTAGAATCGCTTTGACACGCTTAAACAGCTGGCTAGCCATAGAGGCTTTGTCTTTACCGTTTATTTTAAACTCAATCACGCTGCATCGAGAGTGAAGAGGATCGATAATACGGTTCTTGAAGTTGCAGGTAAGAATGAACCCACAGTTCTTACTATACTCTTCCATAAAGTTACGGAGAGCTGGTTGAGTAGACTGTGGGTTCAGATAGTCAGCCTCATCGAGGATGACATACTTACGGTTACCTGTAAATGAGATGGTCGATGCAAAGTCCTTGATCTCTGTACGAAGAGTATCGATGTTACCATTCATCGATCCATTGATAACAATGTAGTCGACATTAAGCTGCTCGCACATAGCTCGAGCAATTGTAGTCTTACCTACACCAGGACCTCCAGACAGTAAGAGGTTAGGAATGCTATCTTGATCTACAAATTGCTGAAAGGTTTCCTTCAGCTCGTCTGGTAGAATTGTATCACCAATAGTCTTAGGTCGATACTTTTCGACCCATAAGAAATCTTTTGACATCACATACGCTCATAATAAAAAATTAGTTTTTGATCGAATAAAGTGCGACACCACATGCACCAAGAGTCAGCACCAAAAACCACAATGCTAATGCTCCCATAGCTCCCTCCTTACCCTTGTCCTCGATACTTTTTAAAGCCACGCTTAGCAGACTTATTCATAGAACTCATCTTAACTTTACCTCGGCCGATGCTGGTACGCTTACTGCCAAGATTACGATTAGTACTTACTCCTAGGATATTGTTTCCAACCTTCTTAGCCAACCCTATTGTCCTCCAAAGTAAGATGAACCTTCCATAGCAATCCAATATGTCAGAGATCCATCTGTTAATGTAAACTGCGCCAGTCTCTGTGTAGAGATGGTCACATTATATGTTCCAGCAATCAGTTTAAGGTTCTCTACTTTGAACACAACCTTGAACTGCTCGCTTGTCTTACCGACCTCGTAGGAAAACTGATGGGCAGTTGTGTTCTTAGTATTGGTAGCAAGTACCTTGATTGTTTCACCATCACCCTGAATGATAAGTTCTGGTAACCCCATTACCGATGCTGCTTGTAGCAAGTGCTTCAATACTTTATCACCAAGATCAAACTTAATTGGTTCATCCGGTAATGTTACTGTTTTGTCAGGTGGTATGGTAACCATTGACTTATCAGCATAGAAGTAGTGACTGCTCGCTTTGTTATCATCGCTAATAGAAACGTAGTACGTATCAAAGTCAAAGTCTGGTTCATCGAAAAGACTAACCACGCCTAAGAATTCACTAAGATCGTATATAGCAAACTCACGTGGAAACTCTTCTTGTACAGCAGCTTGTGCTAACACAGTCTTATTCTGTGATACAGTACGGATCACATTACCCTTCGATACACACAGCGTTGGGTTGATAGTAGAGAAGTTCTTCAGTACTTGAAAAGTACGTTGCGTTAATTTCATCGCTTAACCTTCTTAACCTTGTTAATATCAACAGTAGCTGATGCACCAATCTGAGCAAGGTGTATCAATGAGCCACCAAAGAAGAATGAGCCCATGTGAGACGTTTTCATCCACGGACACAACCAAACCTTAATGCCAGCCTTACGTGCCCACTGACAGAACATATAGTCTTCAGAAAGATAACGCTTGCTCTCTTCGTCGATAACAGTATCAAAGTAAGCCATAATCTCACGGCTGCCATCAAAGTCCTTAGTACGTACATGGTCTGGTAGATACTTCTGCTGTGGATATGCTTTGTCGAACTTCTCAAACGCCCTCTTCTGAATCATCATAAATCCAGTACCGCCCTCTAGTACCTCCACTGGTTCATCTAACTTAAACGTACCAGAACCAGCGGCAGGATTAAATACGAAGTCACCAACAAAGTTATCCAGCTCGTTTGGATTGTCGTCAGCATATCCTCGATCAACAGCATCCTTGATCTTCTCCCAAGCAATCGTCTTCTTAGGATAAGGAGCACACATAATATCGTAATCACTATCTTCACTCATAAGAGCAAGCATAGCGAGCACATCATTAAAGTCAAATCCAATGTCACTATCCAGGAAGATCATGTGAGTGCAATCTGATCGCATGAATGTATCGACACAATAGTTACGTGCACGTGTAATTAGCGACTCGTTAAACAAGTAGAAGAAGACCAACTCCACTCCATACTTTGCAGCTGCCTGCGCAAGGTCGGTTGACGACTTAGTGTAAGTACCAGCACACATACCACCATACATGGGCGTACATACCATTAACTTACGCTTGCGCAGCTCTTCAATACTAACTTCAACTTCCATTAACCTTCTCCATACTTTTGATCATGCTGCTTACCGACACCATAATCACCATCGTACTGGTTCAGCGCTTCAGCTTTAAATAACAGGAATTGTCCTACACGAGTACCACGTTTGATTCTAATCGGTCCATTGTTTACATGAAGGACACCTGCCATCACGCCTTCGTACCCGGAGTCATATAATCCAGATGTAATGAAGCATCCGTTACGATTGAGACTTGATCTAGTGATTACCCAACCAGCTTCATCATCACCAATAGAGACAATACCTTCCATGATAATCTCATAGCTACCTTGATCGAGTCTCCACCAGTCGTCGGTAGGATGTATCTCTCTTGACTCTCGATGAGTCTTTTCTTCTTCACTAATTACAAACACTTGACCATACGTCTGGAAGATTTTATCCACACGTAGGTCAATTGCATTAGGTTGTACTTGATCGCCGTCGAACTTACTTAGTGACGATTTCGAGTTTGGTGATGCTAGGTGAATCATCCTCAAATGTATCCTGTGTAAAGTACCATAACAAAACAATATAATGGATTGCTTTTAGCAAGTCCTTCTTATTGTGTCCCTCTTTCTTGCCATACCGCATTAAGTATTTGATAGCAGTATCCCGACACGTAGTGTCGACAGACCCTAGGGTCTGCCACACGTCAATAGTCTGAATATTGTTCTGCTCTCTACCCGCTAGCTCACCAACATAGTGGCCAGCATAGGTAGACTCGAGATACGTTAATGCTTCGGATAGAATTTTATCTTCATTAAATCTAAACTTCTCACTCATTTGCACAAAGCCTGTCAATATATGCCATATTATCAAGTGCTGTATTCACCAGGCTAGTATCATCTGTATGGAAGTTAAAGTCAACTTCTTTCTCAAACTTTCCATCAATAAGACCAGTAGGTGATCCATCAAACCGTATACCGTTAAGACCAGTCCACACAGCAGCACTGCTATCCCAAGTATCAATAGGGAAGTGCTTAACTAGATCAATCTCATTAGGTCCATCAACCATACCAAGCATATGAATTTTCTTCTTATTCATTACAACATTACCAAAGAAGCCCATACGCGTTAGCTTTGTCAGTACTTTCCATCGACTAACAAATCGTTGTAACTTATTGTCCTTCTCTACACCATAAGCATTGGGTACGCCAAGGATAGAAATACCAATATAGTCTACATGGTGAATCCTTGATGCCCACAAACAGGTCTCGAGGTAATCTCGGATGTTACCAATCTCTGATTGAGGTACAAAGAAAGTACCAAAGCCAGCTTCTCGCAATTGAGGTGCCATAAAGCAAGCCGCACTAATTGTACGCTGACCTGACTCACCAGGATAGTCAGACATTACAATGTAGTCCGCGTCAATCTTTTCACCCATCTCAATCAGCTTGTTAGATGGGTACATCTGACGACCTTGCTTGTACATCTCGAATGCACTGTTGTCCAGAATGTAAGTCAAGCCACGGTTGTTGTTCTTGAGATCAACGTAGAACTTAACATAGTCTGGATCATCTTCAACAAGATGAGCAAGCAATAGATGTGTCTTACGATCCTTGACTAGGTCAAGGTGTGGCGTTGGTGCGATGTGACAAAAGTCAATCATAATAACAAGTCGCTCCGTTTTCTCCGTCTTCGCTTACGGTAATGGTAAATCTACGCTTAGGATAGTTCAAATGGATATAGTCAGCAAGATCATCAGCCATCATCTCACAAGACCTATGGTTGAGCTGTAATGTACCATCAGCGTACAGTCCTTCCAGCTCTCTCTTAAACAAGATAAACTCAATATCCCTATCGTCATGAAACACCTCAATCTCAACCTTGAAGTGAAACATATGACGATGAGGATTTCTCAGGAACTCCACACCTTTAGGTGCATCAGGATAATGGTGGATACCTTCTTTCTGATAGGTAATCCAAATATACTTTTTCGCTTTAGTCATGATATGTCCGGATAGGTTCCAAAAGGAGTCTTGGATATTACATCAGGTAGGTCCAAAGGTCCACCTTTTTCTATCCACCTATTTGATATAATGTGAGTCATGAACTTATCGACAATTACCATACGCCATCCAAGACCTTTTTTCGAAACATGATCGTAGATACCGTCTGGTACATCAATAAGTAACTTTTGATTAATATGACGTTTGCTGAATATCCTGTGGAGTGTATCTTCGCCAAGGATATCTTTTATGTCATCCGACTGCATTGGCGACTGCGCCTTGCTGCAATTTAATGTTGTCATAGAACTCCTGCTTAATAGAAGCGCTATAGAACTGACCACGTAGTACACAAGTCTGAGTTAAAGATGAGTGAGCACACACACCTCGGTTTTCCATACAACCGTGAGTACCTTGAATGTATACGCCTACATCTTCACTACCTGTCGCGGCCATAATCTCTTCAGCAATGTTACGAGTAAGCTCTTCTTGTAAAGTACCACGACGAGCACACCACTGAGCAATACGAGCATACTTGGATAGGCCAATTACCTTAACACCAGGAATGATTCCAATGTATGCAGTGCCGCGTACTGGCTGGTGGTGATGTGAGCACATGGACTTTAACTCAGCTCGTACTACAAGCATGCCAGTGTAGCGGTCTTCGGAGTTATCGTTAGGGAATGCAGCTACACGAGGACGAGCATGATACCGTCCTTCCATGAGCTCGTTGATATACATCTTGGCTAGACGACGAGGAGTGTCCGCGCTGTTAGGATCTTCAGGATCAATCACCAAAGCCTGTAGTACATCCTCAAAGGCTAGCTCGGCCTCATCGATCAGATCCTCTAACTCATCCTCACCAATAAAGTCACTGATGTTATCACCAGCCCAATACCGCTTACCAGCTCTCTCTAACCGCTCACGAATCTTATCACTAAACTTCATCATATCTCCTATTCACCGTTCCCATGGGAACGAAATCCAATCGCTATTATCGCTGGTCATACCAACATAATCAACATCAGTAAACGAACTATGTGTCTTGTTAACCAACACAGCAGTCCACAGATAACCATTCCAGGTATTGTTGCTAACTACTTCGGTAAGGGTTTGACCCGAGTCGTTGATATCGTCGACGATCAACGTGTGCTTATCTGTAGTGATATTCTCGTTGACTTGACCGTCACGAGTCTGCCACATTAGTGGTACCAGAGGAACCTCTAGTAGGTGTGATAGGTGGACTCCAGGAATGAATCCACCACGTCCAAGAGCGACCACTTGCTGTGGCCATCCTTTCTCTTTTACTTGCTTAACAATGTTTTGAACCATAATATGATATTCGGTCCAGCACACCTTTTCAATGGCTGGAACCTCAACTTCAAAACTCATATAAGCTCTTCACCCCACTCACGATGACCTTCACGGAAAGCCATGTTGGATTGTGTCTCGCGTACCTCTACCCGGAAGCACCACAGTCGCTCTGCTTCAGATGGACCCCAGTAGTCTGGAATGTAGACGCCATTGACAAAACGGTACAGTTGATCAGCAAGTCCTTCACATCCTAACTTAGGTAAAATAGTTAGACGTGCCATCTTCTTCTCTTGCAGTAACTTGTATGTTTCCATTTCAGGATCATCTTCGGCTACAAGAAGTGTGTGATCAAATTGATCTTTAAGTATAGCCTTAAGCTCTTTTAAGCCACCGTAGTCTGCACACCAATTACGTGCATCTAGATCATTGGTACCGAAGTAGAACTTCATGTTGAATGAGTAACCATGAATTAGGTTACAGTGAGAATCTGCTCTCCATTGCCTATACGCTACTGGGAACTCATCGTGATACTCCTTAGTGGAGACAAACTTGTATGTAATTGGTTGCATGTTACGTTCCTATCACATTGCCAAAGATATGGCAGTGTGCTCTTGTTGAATAATTGTACCCCCTCCGCAAAGCCTCAACCGCAATCTTTGCTTCATGTGTTACACCTTCTTCTACTTCTAACACCAGTTCCTCTTTGCGAGCACCTGATGCCATAATCCAAACTGGAAATGATGCTCCAGCATCTCGGTAGCTTAGCGTATTAATCTTTACTTCTTGCCAAGACTCTTCACAGCCATTTACCACATACTTTAATTGACCGGTCCTGGAGAAGGCACAGTAGTCTCTTACTACGTCTGGCCGTATAGCTTTCTTTGGCTTCTCACCTGCTGTAGACCACAGCTTGGGTGATACAGACCAGAACCACTCACCACCTCTCAAATCATAGTACTCGAGAAACTCTTTCATATCTGGTTCTAGTGGCTTAGTACCATTAGTCTCAACAGTTACAAACATAGGGAAGTTACCACGTCTTTCAAACTCCCTCATGATATCAACCATTGCTGCTTGACTATTCTTTAGCATTGGCTCACCGCCAGTAAACGCCATGTGCACGTGCTGGCCAGTCTCTGGGTTAAGAAACTTACCGCGTGGTAATAACGCTTCCAGTTCATCACAAATATCAGATGCACTCTTGTCATGCATCAGGTGACGATAACGCTTAGCCCAGGTGTAGGAACTATCGCACCCCTTATCAAACACTGGTAAGTCTTCTACTTGAGTAATGTCAGTTAGGTCCAACTTCTCATATGGCAGCTCCCAACTATCTGGATCAGTTGGATCATCTTGGCCAAAACCATTGCACTGTAGGTTGCATAGAAAGAACCTAATCCACAATGTGGATCGACCGGTATAATTTCCTTCACCTTGTGGTGAAAAGAACGTCTCACTATACTTGTATGTTTCCATCACAGTTCCTCATATATGCCAAGCAGCTCCGCAACTAGAAATAAGAATGCAAAGACTGTAATACTTTGGAACGCAATGCCAAGTAAGCACCCCAATAATCTTACGGTGCTTTTAACCATACTAATAGCAAAATGCTTGTTACTCGGATCCTTGCCTTCTGGCATCATTATCTCCTTATGAACACGAGACCATTTTCACGCATGAACTTTTTAGTCATCGTGCTAGCTTCCCTTAATTCGTTGGTCAGATCAACATTAAAGTCGAAGCCAAATTGATCAAACTTATTGACCCAGTATTCCATGTATTGCTCATTGACATGATGACGACCACCATCACCAGGCTCAGCATGTGTGCAGATTACGTACTTGCAACGCCGTACGTCTTCCATCCAGTTGCCCATGTACTTCTCATCAACGTGTTCAAGAAACTCGACTGTCCAGCAGAGGTCGAACTCACGATCGTCTAAAGGTGCAGGACCTTCCGTATAGTCATGTAGCATAAACGGGACATCTGGTCGTTCAAAGTTATATTCACCATGCAATGTACCTGGATCACCATCAATACCTAAAGCATCTAGTTGGTGAATATCAATAGCATCCTTAACGACACAAGCACGGCCGCATCCAATATCCAACATGGACTTGATGCCCCATTTTTTTATTGCAAACCTAAGAGCACCTCTATCATTGTGACATCGACGCTCACCACCACCTAAATGTTCTGGTAGCTTATCCATACTGTTTTAACCTCTCTAGGTTCTTTTGTCTTAATTTATCTAACTTCTTTTTATGAGCTTTAGCCCTGTCCAGCTTGAGTTTACTTACACGAGCTGTGAAGTTTGTACCCATCATATGATCCATCTCATGCTGTATGACACGAGCTGGTAATCCATCGTACATATAGGTGTCTACTCGTCCTGTATTATCAGCATATCTCATGCGGATAATAGATGGCCTTTCAACGATTAAAAAGATTCCAGGGTATGAGAGACACCCTTCCTCTACTGGAATTATTTGATCGCTTTGAAATACTATTTTTGGATTGAACGCTGTAACGATATTATCTGGATCATTGGGGTCACCAGCAACAAACACTTGGTAAGGTATCCCCACTTGATTGGCAGACAGACCAACACCTCTAAACTTTATCATTGCCTCTTTTAGGTCATCGGCAAGTTGTTTAGGGTCCATTGGTGGATTGTTGAAGTCAAAGCGCTTGGGTGCAGTGTTAAGAATTGGATCACTGGACTTGACTAAATTCACGCTACCATCCTACTAAAGTTCTTTACTTTCTCAAACTTAATTACACTATGGAACTTATCGTAAAGTTGATCACCTTTATGTGATATAATGAATATGTTTGCATCATCTACTAGGGTGTTAAGTATCTTAATAAACTCTTCTGTACCAGTAGAGTCTAATGAGCTGTCGAATACCTCATCCATGATAAGAAGATTGGTACTGACGCTATTGCGTAGCTTTGCAATAGCTCGCCAAGTAAACAAAAGCGCGAGATCAATTCGCATTTTTTCTCCTTCAGAGAAGGAAGCGTAACTAAACTCATCTCTAAACCTCGACTTAATTGTTTCGTTAAAGTTCTCGTCTAACTCAAACTGTACGAAGAAGTCCATTGCGGCGAGATATTTATTTATCAACTTATTCATCACCGGCACGTATTGTTTAATAATCTTTGTTTTAATACCGCTGTCCTTTAGTATAAGCTGAGCAATATCAAGTACACTCTTCTCAGTAGAAAGTTGTTCTCTGCGTGTTTGACACGCTTCTAGCTGCTGATTTAGTTCGTCTAACTTACCGCCCAATTCGCTAGTATCTTGGTCTTCTGACTGAAGCTGCTCAATGTCTTTTTGGATGCTACCTATCATTTGGTTGATAGCATTGATATGAGAGTTGTTGTTATTGATCTCGGTAAGTAGATTGTTTACCTGCTCCTGTACACCATTAATCTCTTCCAGACGCTCGGTGATGTTGTAGTACTCTCTCTGTAGCTGTTCGAAACCAACAGTCGTATCTTCCAGTGTGGTGTTCTTAGCTTCGATGGTAGAGCACTTAAACTCATGATCAATATCTTGCTTACAGGTCGGACAGTTATCATGATTGTCAAAGAACTCAATCTCCTTAACAAGAGATGACATCTTACTCTTTATCTTTACTTCCAACTGCTCGATCTTTTTCTTCTTCTTAGATACGTTATCCTTATCAGCAATGCTACCGTTCAATTCAGCTACCTGTGTGTTGAGCTGTTCGATCTGTTGTTGATACTCTTGTATCTCGCTACGAGACTTTTCAATCTTGTCGTGATGCTGTTGGATACGTTTATCGTTATCATCCTTGACAGTCTTTAAGTATTGATTCTGTAGATCAATCTTTTCGTTTAGGATGTCAGTATCGTATACAACTTGCTGTAGACTATCTTTATTAGTAGACACCTTTTCTTTGAGTAGAGTGTTCATAGTAGTAAAGATTTCAATGTCCAGCAAATCCTCAATCACTTCTCTTCGGTGCTGAGCTGACAGTTGCATGAACGGCATAAACGTAGCACTACCTAGTACTACAATCTGACAAAACGATCTATGATTCATCTTCAGTATCTGACGTTCCAGATGCTCTTGGTAGTCACGAGAGTTGGCAGATTGATCTACTAGCTTACCATTCTTTAGTATCTCAAACATCGACGACCCATACTTCTTAATAGTACGGTTCACTTGGTAGTTGTCTTTACCAATCATAAACTCTACTTGTACTTCAGCACCTTTGCCATTGATAGAGTTTATCATCTGTACCTTATTGACTTTGCGAAACGCCTTGCCATACAAGGACCACGACAACGCATCAAGAATGGTGGACTTACCAGAACCATTCTCCCCTACAATTAACGTCGACTTGGATTTGTTGAGTTTTATTTCTGTCCAGCTATTGCCAGTAGACAGAATATTCTTCCATCGAATATATTTGAATAGAATCATATAGAGTGTTACGCTATTGTAAGCGCTTCATTATACAGGTCTTTTATTGTCTGTTCAACAAGTTGTTTGTCAGTACTAATGTCTAAAGCATCGATATACTTTGACAGGATAGTCATTGTATCTTCAGCTTCATTGACAATCTCATCGTCAGACTCGAGGTCAAGATGTAGATGATCTTCTACAACTTGTACATTATGAGGACCAGCCTTTTCTAGTTTGTCGATAAAGATATCGAACCAGTATGGGTTAGTCTTTTCACGAATGATTACTTTTACATACTTATCTTTGTACTGATTAAAGTCTTGGTTTACTACCAGCTCCATTGTAGTATTGCTATCATCGTAATGAATCTTTGCAAACATCGTCATTGGATTAGGGATAAACTCCAAGGTACGAGTATCTGTATCAAAAATATGCCAACCACGAGGGTCATCGTAATCAGACCAAGTAATTTGATAAGGGGCTCCAAGGTAGTTAATATTACCCACAGTAGACTTGTGGTGAAAATGGCCACTACACACGATATCAAAATTACCAAAAACAGTGCTATCAAATCCATGGTTGTTAATCGCTCCCTTGTACATTTCGAACCCTTTCAGTTCTAGATGTCCAAATAATATTTGTGCTGATGTGTTACTGATAACCTCCATCGATCTATCATAGTTACCACTACAGATCCAAGGAGTAAGAAGAATCTCACATCCATCAAAGTCTACAGCTTCGGGTTCGTTTGCATAGATGTGAATGTTCGGATAGCTGTTGTTAGAATACAGCTCGTTAAGCGAGTTTATCTCATTGGTGTTTTTAAAATACGTGTCATGATTACCTATGAGAAAGTGAGCTTCGATGTTACGTTTGTGTAACGGTTTGATTAGTGCTTCACGTAGAAGCCTTGCAGACGTATAGTTAATGTACTTGCGTCTATCTACTATGTCGCCTAAATGAACAACCGTCTTAATGTTATGTTCGTCTAGGTATGGGAAGAACACTTTATTGTAGAACTGATAAAAGTGTTTGGCAAAAGCCTGACTATCATTACGAGCACCGAAATGAGTATCGGTGATAAGAGCTATCTTCATATTAACTCAACGTGTATGTTGGACTGTTTAAGAAAGTCTAAACCACTTCCATAGTTGTTTGACTTATATGTGTGTCGATAGTATACAGACGTTATACCGCTCTGCATAATGATCTTAGCGCACTCAAGGCACGGTTCATGTGTACAAAATATCGCCGCATTATCACAGCTTTCATTGCTTTTGGCAACCTTTGCAATGGCATTAGTTTCAGCATGAAGGACTTCTTTTTTGGATGTAAGAGTATAATGTGGGTATGATCCTTCGTAGATAACTTTATCCTCACACTCATTGTCCCAACCAGATGGCATGCCATTGTAGCCAATGCTTATGATGCGATTGTCCTTGACAATGATTGCACCTACTTGTAACTTCTGCGCGTAGCTTAGTTGAGAAAATCTTTCAGCTACATCCATGTAGGCATCTTTAAACTTTTTCTTCATGCTTTGCTTTTTTGTTCTTACTCTTACGGCTCTCTTCAAAAGATTTGATAAAGTTATCAATATACTCTTGGCTGTCTACATCGTTCTTAATTGCGTCATTAAAGTCGACATCAGAGTCATGATCTTGACGATCACTTGTAGCTTCGTCAATGTTTAGTCTCTCTGACATCTTGAACTTAATGTATAACTGTTTCTTCTCTTTATCAATACGACGAAGGAAAGCGAAGTATATTATTTGAGTAAAGTATGCAAATGGATTGTTTGACTTCTCTGGATTGAAGTTATCAATATACTGCATGCAGTTCTCAATACCATCACAAATCATTTCATCACGAAACGAGTAATTGATAAAGTTTGGTTTGTGAGATAACCTTGTAGCGATCTTCATGAAGCACTCCCCAATGTAGGGAGGTACTTGAGGCTTAGATTTCCCAGTATCCTTAGCCTCAGCAACCTTCTCGCGATAGTCAATCATCGCCTGAAGGAAGTCAGGGTTGTTAATATAATTTGCTCTCTTTTTAGCCATAAGTTAGTTCTCTAGTTTAATTTTGTACATCTTGTAATCAAACTGTTCTTCGTTGTAAATCTTAACACGTTCGTACAAATGTCTTAACGTATGATTTACACTCTTTTTGTATTGAAGATCGTCTGCAATATCGTACAGTGTACATACAGTCTTACTATCACTCTTTCTCAACCCACGGCCAATAGACTGTAGATTGCGAATCCGAGACTTACTAGGGCTAGCAAACACGATGTTGTGAAGATTGCGAATGTTAATCCCAGTACTGAATGTTCCGTAAGAAGCAATGATGATTGCGTTCGATTCCTTCTCCGTGATGGCACGGATACTCTCTCTGGTATCGGCATCTGTTCCTCCAAATACAAAAAATACCTGACGACCCTTTGCAACTTTACTGCTGACCATATCATACAGTACTTTACCATGTTTCTCTACAAAGCTAAACAGGACTAAGGTGTTTCCTTCTAATGATAGTGTCAGGTTTGATATAAAGTTGTTTCGTTTATCATTCTGTGTGAGAAAGTCCATCTCGTCATGGAACTTATCCTCTTTATGAGCTTTACGTGTCAGCTCACTATACTTCAATACAAGTATCTTAATCTTGAGGTCTGCTAACGTGTTACCTTCAATCAGCTGCTTGGTCTTTACAAAAGACTTAACTGTACCAAACAAACCTTCCAATACTAACTTATGTGTCTCTGTACCATCTAGTGTACCAGTAAATCCAAACCGGTACTTACAATCACTTAACCTCGTCATAATGGTAGTAAGAGACTTTGCTTTGAATAGATGAGCTTCGTCACCTATCACTACATTAAACTGATCAAACCATTTCTTTGGCATCTGGTATATTGACTGCCACGTTGTAATAGTAACGTCTTCATCGATAACTTCTCTATCAACTCCAGCACTAATGAGCTTACATTCTTTTTTGTATCCGTAGTCCTTAAAGTCACTGTACATTTGACGAACCAAAGACACTGTTGGTACTACTATCAGTGTCTTCTCGTTATAGAATCTTGACAGTAGGTAGATGATCAACGACTTACCAGATCCAGTTGGAGACAAGATCATCGATCTGTTATTACGTACGCAATGTGTAAATGCTTCTAGCTGGTACTTACGTGGTTCAAACGGTAAGTTGATTTCACTTGCAAACTCAGCTGCTTCCTGAAATGAGAACTCTTCTTGTAGTTCTAGATCGGAGTTAAACTCTAAATCATAGTCTCTCTCATCACAAAACGTCTTTAGATACTGAAGCAGCCCAACATATAATCCATTGTTACGACTGTTGAATAGACGTATACGCCCGTCCCATTGCCTACGCTTAAACGCAGGCATAAACTTATACCCAGGCGCAAAGAATGAGAAGAACTCATTCAGCTCCTGTGCGATTCCTCGACTACAATCGACCTTTAAGTAGGTCTCATTCACTTTCTCAACTGATAACAATTCTCTATACGCCGAAGTGTGTGAGTTTCCTCCAGTCGATAGCATTCTTTATTTGGAAGCCTCTGTTGTTTATACTTCTCATAATATCTTCCAATAACGAAACCACCTGCTCTTGGTACACCATACGGGTAACAAGATCAATCATCTCCTGGTCTCCTTCAATGTACTGCTGAACGTCAGCCTTGAGCACATGCTTCTCCCATGGCTCACGTCCAATAGCTTGAAGGTCTTCAGGATTATTCAACTCACCTCTATAATATTCACTCAATCGTTTGTTCAGTGTCTTATACTGAATCTTATACTTCTTGAGTCTAAGTTTCTGCTCATAGTATATCTTTAGATACTTACCATGAAGTACTGGAACATTTAGTGCTTCAGTATCCAACTCAACATCATCTATCTTGGCATCTTGCTGCCACATTTCTATCACTTGTTCGATCTTCAAGGTTTGTATCCTATAACGTGTAGATGTCTGCTTGTAATAGGCTCCACACTTTTTATGTTAATGAAGTTGTGATCATCATACAACTTTGTTAATGTCTGTTTGTCATAGCCACTTTTATGTACTGGCCATGTATCTTCAAACTGATCATTTTGCCATCCCCACAAACCAGCTTTAGCTTCTCTGAGTTCTTTTTCCGTGGATCTAGAGAACCACTGAAACAAATGGAAAGTTATATTGGGGACAATTATCTCACATATTCCCCCAGATATCAACAGTCTATACCACATAGAAAGGACATATTCACCTTGTTCAAATGTAAGGTGTTCAAAAAAGTGTCTGGAAAAAATGTGCTCGACAGTTTCATCTTCTACATGATAATCTAGTTCCCATGCTGTACAAACAATGTCTACACCAGGTACATCTCTAATGTCATTGGTCAGAAAGCCTTTCTTGGTAGGGTTAGTACCACAGCCAACTTCTATTTTCATAATTAAATCTTTTCAATTGTGTATAATCTGTACCTAAAAGTAACTGTAGCTCTAAGGTATTCAACATCGGTTAGTGTACTATCAAATGACAAGTCAGACAACGATATAGGAAACATATCTTGAAACACTACTTTTACGTTTGAGTTCTGATGACTAGACAATACCATTAACGTACCATCACTAAACACTTTAGTAGCATCTGATTGCGCTGACACAGTAGACGATGTTCTGAGCAACGTTGAATATTGCTCGAAAGATTCTGGGAAACCCAACCCCCTTAGCCACTCGTAAATTTCCAGATAGTTGGACATATCTTCATCTACTAGGAAAGTAATGTCAAGAGGTTCAAATGACAACTTAGTGCCTGGGGTAGGTAATTTGACAAAAGGATCCTCTAAGTCAAATTGACCAAGAGTGAGGGTAGGTAATCGTACGTTTTGTACAAAGTAGTTTGTAGTAGGAGTACGGTTAAGGTTGAACCTAAAACCTAAAGGTGATAGGTAACTTTTATTGGTTGGTTGATTATCAATAGCGGCCATATTGTCCTCCTCATGTATTTATCTGATAAAAAAAGGGGCCGAAGCCCCTCGTCAAAAGGTAAAGCTCACAATAACCAGAGTAACAACAAGACCAATCCACCTCCTATAGCTAGAGATGGGAGGTGTAGTTTTCCTACCAAAGGAAGTTCTAAGTCCATAGTGTTTCTCCTTTTTGCAGCTCAAATCGAGCACCTATATTTATTTTTTAGGCAAAAAAAGACCCGGCTAAAAAGCCGGGTCCTAAAATCGCCCTTACGGGTCTTTTTATTACATCAGGTTCGATACTGCAACAAGTCGGTAGTAGACGTTCTTGTTGTTGAAGCTGATTGTACCATTGCCGGCAGTAGCGCCTTGAGCAAATGGGTTAGCAACCATGCCATATCGAGTCTTGAAGCCGATCTTAGGCTGGAAAGTGTCCTCACCAACCGCACGTACCATTTGCAGAGGTACATATGGGCAGTAGAAGATACCAGCATCAAAGGCGCTAGAGCCCTTGTAACCGATCGTGTAGTACTGGTTACCAGCAGAAGAAGCAAAGTATGGATCGATGTAGACCCGTACTCGACCATTCAGGACACCTGCAAAGGTGTTGCCAGTGTCATCTACGCTCAAGTTAGCAGACAGTGCAGGGGTGTAATCCAGAACGCCAGCCATCTGAAGAGCAGAAGCTACGTCAGAAGAGCAGATCAGGATGTTACCCTTACCGCGACGAGTGTCTTTAGCGATTTGGTTAGCGTCCCGCTCGATCTGGAAAATCAGACCCTTGAAGCGCTCTACTGACCAACGACCGTTGGAATCTACGTCGAGGTTGAAAGTACCGGCCGAAGCAACGTTCTGCTGAGCACCAGCTGTAGCAGTGTAGTTGATCGTTCGGACAACTTCACGGTTGATTTCAGCCAGGATCTCAGCTGACAGGATGTTAG